CACTTTTAAAAGCCATAAATTCTCCTAGTTCGTGGCTCCCGAAGGAGCCACTAGTTAATTATTAGTTACCGAAAGGTGTAACAATTGTTCCATCACCAATCAACAAACCTTCAACCATGTAAGTATTGTCAGCTGTTGCAGTGAATTTAATTCTTGAACCAATAAGACCACCTTTAGTAGCGTTACCAGCTCCTGCTTCTCCATTTAGGTTTACAACATCATTTGCTGCTGCAGGCACAAATGCTTTTTTTGCACCATCATCAACACCAATCATAACTGAACCAACAAATTTATCAGTTCCGTCAGTTGATATAGTACCAGTAAATTCATCTATGAAAAGAATTTCAAAAGTTGTTCCCACTGTACTTGCGTTGTTTGGATCTCTTCCTGGACCTGCTGATGCACCATCTGCAGTAGCAACGATTGTTGGAAGTGTGATTGCAGTTGGAGTTCCAACTGGGTCCATAGTAAGAATTCTTCCTGCATGGTCAGCAACTGTTAAATTAGTTGCAGCAGTTAAAGCTATTACTGAACCTGGACCAATAGATTGAAAACCATTTCTCGATCTTACTGGACCATCAAAAGTAGTATTTGCCATAATATTCTCCTTTGTATAGCGTTAATATGTTGTCTCTATACCGTCTGCCTAGTCAGTCAACATATAAATTAATCTAGGTTTTTTTATTATACATAAAAAAAGGGGCGATGTGAACACCGCCCCTTTATGAAATACTCTACGTATTTAAGCTATTATGTAGGTAAGTTTCCGTTACCAAATACACATCTTGGATCAGAGAATCCAAAAGAGTATCTTTCTCTAGCTTTGAATCTAACGTTACCAGTATCGAAGTCACCTTCCATAGCAGTTTTGATTGGTGCTCTAACGAATTGTTTGAATCCATTAGGTACATCAGTCAATAGGAAGTACGAGTCAGTATCAGTTAGGAAGTTGTTTACAACATACCCTTCTGGAACCATTCCCATGCTTCTTACTGCATTGATATCGTTATCAGCTGTGCTTGTTCTCATTGGAGATTTCATAATACGCTCAGCAGTAAATTGTAATTCTTTTGGAATTATCATTTTTCTACCAGTTGTAGCGATTCTTAAACCTCTTTCATCTACAAACCCAGCAATATCAATTAACGATTGCTCAAGTGAAGTTTCGTTAAGGTCTGCAGCTACAGACAATACATTTGAGAATGTACCCCCTGTTGCTAGTGGGTGAGATGCCGAAATTAACGGAACTCCATCACCACCAAGCACTCCAGCTTTCTGCGCATTGTTTAAAACATTCGCAGCTTTAACTTGCTTCGTGTTTGCCATAGATCTTGCAAGAGCTCTTGTGTATCTTGCAGCTAATCTATCGTAAAGGTTATCTTCAATTGCTTCTTCAGTGA